CTTTAGGGCTGTCAATTCTGTGCAGCAGGCCACCCGTCCACCTTAAAAAGAAATCGGCCTGTAACTTCGTTAAACGCTTTTTAGAGGTGGTTTTGATCTCCACCAAGTAAGTCTGGTGCTGATAGCCGACAAGAAGGTCAACCGGCAGGCCAATGATCCACACAAAAGCGCCAGCATTGCGTAGCGCAGCAACAATGGCTTCTTGATTTGCGTCAACCCTAGCTGCGTGTCTCATGTTGTATAGCTATTTTCAAATTAAATAAATGTTAATTGCTTTGGCCCAAGACCAATAAGTTGCTTGTGATGTCTTGACAATGGCAAATTGCTTGTAATCAAAATTGTCTTTTTGCTCTGACCATCTGGCTTAACAAACCTGTCATTTATTTTGACGGCATCATCCCACTTCATTGACACTGACTTCCTATCCTCTGGCAAACCTGATGTTTCACCAATTTTGAGCCAGTTGTCGGCCAGATAAACAGAGCCTGATTTGTTCCCGCCAACAGTAGTGATGATGGCCCTTAAATCATTGTTGTAGTACTCAAACCAATCAAGCTTAGATCGCTTCCTAATTGCGCTCAAAATTTGAGTGCCTGCATTAGGGATTTGCTCACGCATGCAAAATCTTTTGTTGTCAGCGACTTCGTTAAAAATCTTGTCAAACTGACTTTGAGACATAGAAAAGTAATTTAAGATAGCCTTAGGCGTGGGCTTAAACCCGCTGCCAATCCAAAATGTTCCAACATCTTTACCCTGATGTTTGATGATGTATTTAAGGCATCGGCCTACAGTCTTTGAACTGGCAACATAACTGTGATGCTGCTCCACGATCTGATCGGCAATCAATTTGTCTTGCTCGCTCTCTGCAATCCTAATCTGAATATCAGATTTCATGTTTCCTCTGCCTGTTCATTTCGTCACGCAGCGCATCAAACGCCGACTGACCACGAATCCGCGCTATGTCGTATGACACGCCGCGCCACCACAAATGGGCTGCGTTTGCCCCCGACTCTCTGGCCTTCTGCCTGTGCCGCTTGATCCATTCCCTCGCCTCGCACTCCAGCATGTGGTTCATCAATGTCCCCTGTTAACTCCAGTGCTTGGTTGATGATGTGCAAAGGGTAGCGTTTACCCTCACGGGCTTTGTCCAAAATCTGAGTGGCAGTGAAATAGTTCATTTAAACCACTCCGGTTGCATGACCTGTAGCTGGTAAAGCCTGCCATTGGGCAGCTTTTTCCAGTGCGTCACAGCAGCCCTAGACACCCCCAGCAGCCGCGCCAGCTTTGCCTTGCTGCCAGCCTTGGCAATGGCGTTGTGCAGCGCCGCCTGTTGTTGTTCAGTGATTAATTTCATCCCGCTGATTGTATAGATTTCTAAGCAAAGCACAATAGGCAATGCCTATAGAAATTGCTAAGCCTATAAAAATATTTGTGGCAAAAGACTTTACATCTGTTAATTTATCTATACAATCCATAGCAATCCCACTGCATCGGTGGGTCTTTTTGGAGCAAGTATGAACATTCACTTTGACGAAATCATTGACGGGTTTCGATACACCGGCCTAGCCGACCTAGAGCCTGCCGAGACAGCAACCGACCTAAGCCCAGGCTGGCCGGTCATTGTCACAGTCTACGCCCTGCATGTAGACGGGTCACACAAAGACTTTATGGACATCATCAACCCCTCGATCATTCAGCAGATCGAAAAGTCTATTGCGGAGGACAGATGAAAAACCTTGCCCTTGATCTGTTACTTGCCACAGCCATTGGCTTTGGTCTTGCCCTTTCCCTTATCACTTGGTGGACAACATGAAAATTAAACTTACAGCGCACATCCATTTTAGAAAATACCAATGGGAAGAAAAAGGCGAGTACCAAATTTTGTACGCCGCCTTGCCTGATGATGACACCCTTACTTACATTTGTGAGCAAAAAGTTGAAGTAGAAGTGCCAGACAACTACGACCCACGTTCACAACAGGTAATGGCACTAGAAAAGCAAAAGCAAAAAGTTATGGCCGACTATCAAAAAAAGGTCGCAGAAATCAACAACCGCATTAAAAACTTGTTAGCACTGGAACACACAGCATGAAAAACATTGCAACCGCCTTAGTACAGGCACAAAAGGCTTTTGGCCCAGCCCTCAAAAGCGCCACAAACCCGCACTTCCGTAGCAAATACGCAGACCTTGCCGCTTGCGTTGATGCTGTTATGAGCAGCCTTAACGCCGCTGGCATAGCCCTAATCCAGAAGTGCTACGACTGCGACAACGGGGTGATGGTGGAAACAGTCTTTGTTCACGAATCTGGTGAAACGCTGGAGTGCGGCATTCTCCATGTGCCAGCAAGCAAGCAAGACCCACAGGGCTACGGCAGCGCACTTACATACGCAAGGCGCTATAGCCTCATGGCAGCATGCGGAATTGCACCCGAGGATGATGATGGCAATGCCGGTAGCCGCCGCACAGAGATCAGGACAGTGGACGGGCTGACAGACCATCTCAGCGCCATTAATGCGGCCGCTGATGAGCCAGCGTTAATCAAGGCGTTTAAAGAAGGCTACGCCGCCTGTAAGGGTGATGAAGCTTGGCAGAACACAATCATCAAGGCCAAGGATGCCATGAAAAAGAAATTAGGGGTAGCCTAATGGATCAGCGCACACCCGAATGGTTTGCCGCCCGATTGGGCAAGGTAACCGCCAGCCGCATCAGCGACATCATTAGCAAAACACAGTCAGGCTACTCAGCCAGCCGTGCCAACTACATGGCGCTGTTGATCTGCGAAAAACTGACCGGCGCTGCTGCTGAGTCGTACAGCAATGCGGCAATGCAGCACGGCACAGACACTGAGCCAATGGCGCTATCTGCGTATGAGGCCGCACAAGGCGTTTTGGTGCAAGCTGAAGGCTTTGTCACCCACCCGAGCATCGCGCAGTCTGGTGCGTCTCCTGATGCCTTGGTGGGCGACTCTGGCCTGCTTGAAATCAAGTGTCCTAACACTGCCACCCACTTGGATACCTTGCTGGGCAAAAAGATGCCGACAAAGCACCGGCCACAAGTCCAGTGGCAGATGGCCTGCACGGGACGGCACTGGTGCGATTTTCTTAGCTACGATCCGCGATTACCAGAACGACTGCAAATGTTTGTTGTGCGCGAGGTCTACGACCCTGTTTATGTGGCAGGGCTAGAAACTGAAGTGGTTAAATTTCTTGGCGAGATGGAAAGCAAAATTAAGGAACTTGAAAAATTATGAAATACGACATTAAATATGCCGCCCGTGAATACGAAATGCAAGGGCAAAAAAAGACCTACTGGACTACGCACGGAACAGTTTGGGCTGAGAATGGCAAGATAAAAATTAAGCTGGACAGCGTTCCCACCCCGTTTGACGGATGGTTTCAATGCTTTGAGCAAAAGATAGATGCGCCAGCTTCATTCTCTGCCCCGCCTTTTGCCCGTCCTGTTCGCACTGACAACGGTTTTGATGACATGAAAGACGATATTCCGTTCTAATATTTTGGGGCAGCGCTGTGCTTCTCGCAGTTGCCTGGCGCGTAAGTCCCCTTCTTTTTTAAGGCACATCATGGACTACAAAGACGTTTTCAAAAAGATTTTCCCATTACCGGAATTTCCACGGGTGCGTAACAGTGACCCAGCAACATCACATGAGGCGGCAGCATCCATTACAGATGTCAGCTCTCACTACGCTCAAATCTTGGAAGCACTGAGCACAATTGGGCCGCTGGGCAAGGATGGCATCTCGTTTTACTCACGGCTTGACCCTAACCAGATCGCTAGGCGTTTGAACGAAATGCAGAAACTTGGCCTGATTCATCTGACCGGCAAGACAGTGAAGTCAAATTCCAACCGCCAAGAAAGAGAATGGACAGTCTAAAAAGGAGAAACGATGTTTAAGTACTTATGGACAGAGCTAAAGCTGATGACAAAAACCGTGACTCCAGCACAGGCGATAGCGCATGAACTAATTCATGCCGAACATGATCTGTTGAGGGCTGAGACAGGCGTTGAGTACGCGCAGTCAATGGTGACCTACAACAAGAATCGGGTCAAGCGCTTGAAGGCGTATCTGGCAGTAGACGAAACAAAGGAGATCGTATGACTACAGAAACAGGTGGGCCAGCGTTCCCAGCACCGGCTGGCGTGAGCCACATTACAGAACAGGGCATGTCCCTGCGTGATTACTTTGCAGCTAAAGCGATGCAGCGGTTAAAGTGGACAAGCCCAGATCACTTTGCTTTTTGCGCCGACTTGTCCTACGAAATGGCTGACGCTATGTTGAAAGCGAGGCAAACATGAATTGCTGTGATGGGCCTTGCCACCAAGGATTAGACTGCCCTGTTCGCAAGGTTAAGCCTTGGCCTGCCGTCCCTGCCGACATTGAGCCAGTGCCGCAAGTGTGGCAAACAGTGGGCAGCGTTGTCGTTGGCTTTGTGTTGGTGGCGCTGATGGTGGTCGTTCTGCTGCTGTTCTTTACGGGGCTTTGGATATGGAGTCTTTTGATATGACCCGCGAAGACATCATCCGCATGGCGCGAGAGGCCAATGTGTATTGCACTACCCGCCAACCAACTTTTGACGCCATGCTTGAACGATTTGCCGAGCTTGTCGCAGCAGCAGAGCGTGAGGAGTGTGCAAAGCTGGCAGAAAACAGAAGCCTAGCTGATGAAAACAAAAACAAAAAAATTGGTCACCACCATGCTTGCAAGTCAATTGCAATAGCCATCCGAGCAAGAGGACAAGCATGATTGACAATGATGATGATGATGACACACAGGTCTACAAGCGCCCGTGGGTAGAGCTTACAAATAAAGAGCTTTTTGAAATCTTGGAAAAAGCACACACTCGATATCAAGCCGTGCAAATGACAGAAGCCAAGTTACGGG